ACTTCTGGCAATGGATATGTTCAAACAACAACAGGCAGTACAAGTTTAGTTTTTGGTACTAATAGTACAGAAAGAATGAGAGTTCATAGTTCTGGTAATATAGGAATAGGAGGAGAAACAAATCCTGCTGAAGCATTAACTGTTGTTGGTACAATAAGAGTTCAATCTGCTATTGGAGATACAGATGGATTGCATATATCATCAGATTCTAATGGAGATGCTTTAATAAATGCAGGATATTCAGTATCGGATTTAAAATTTGCTACTGCTGATGTAGTTAGATTTAGTATTGACAATACAGGTGATGCACACTTGGCTAGATATTTAAGACATCAAGGAGATACTAATTCATACATTGGTTGGGGTGCTGGAGATGATTTTAGAATATTTGTTGGTGGTGTTCAGATGTTAAGATATGATGAGGGTATAAGTGGTACTGATTACACACGAATGATGGATGATGAGTTTCGATTATATGCAAATGGTGATTTTCATGCTGATGGTGATATTGTTGGTTTCTCTACAACAGTAAGTTCTGATAAAAGATTAAAGAAAAATATTAAACCAATTGGTAATGCTTTAGACATGGTTAATAAACTACAAGGTGTGCATTTTGATTGGAAAGATAATAATGAAAAATCAATAGGTTATATTGCTCAAGATGTCGAAAAGATATTACCAGAGATGGTAAAAGAAAAAAATCATTTTGATAAAGGCGAGTATAAAACTGTAAACTATGCAGCAATGGTTTCTATAATGGGTGAAGCAATTAAAGAATTAAAAGCAGAAATTGAACAATTAAAAAAACAAATTAAATAATGGCTGTTCCTAACTCTGATATAAGTATTTTAAAATTAGCCAGAGAAAGAAAAGGTTTTGGTTATACAAGTTCAACTAATATTACAGCACCAATTTTTAACTCTGACTTGCATAGATTAACAGGTGGTAATTCAAGTGGTTCTGGCACAAGTTATCCAGCAATAAATACTTTAAATCCACAAGATGAACGACCTGATGGCAACCCACCAGAAAAATTTAGTGAATTTATTGGTTATGAACAAAATGTTACATTAACTGCATTTGATTTTATATATGCAATAGGCAACAGTAATGATGCATGTGTTTCTGGGTTGCCCTTTGATACACATTATCATGATGATGGTAATAATTTATATCCATCTGCTTTAGATGGCACTTTTACTGCTTATCAAAATTCAACAGGTACACTTGTTGCATCTGCTGGTTTTTATCAAGTATATGCTAGTGGTGGTTCAACGACAGGTAAATTTATACAGGTAGGAAGCAATGGTTCTATAATTGGTGGTGGTAATTGTTAAAATATTTAATTAAATTTGTATAAAAATAATTATGGGAATTTCATATTCATGGCATATTACACAACTTGATGCCAAAATTCAACAAGATAATAAATCAAATGTAGTTCATACAGTTCATTACACTTATAAAGGTGTTAAGGATGGTGATAAAACTTTGTATTATGATATATATAATTTTGTAACATTATCACCACCTAGTGATGAAGAATTTATTGAATATGATGATTTGACTAAAGAAAATGTAGTAAGCTGGATTGAATCAATTGTAGATGTTGAAAAATTACAAGATGCTATTAAAGCAGAAATTGAACAAAAAGAAAATCCAACTGATACATATTTACAACCTAATTGGGATTAATTTAAATTATATATAAATGGCAAAACTAGAAGAAAAGGAATTACAAGAACTTAAACAATCATTAGCTAAACCTCAACAAATTGCACAAGAAATAGGCATGAGAGTAATTGGTTATAAATCAATTGATAAATTGATAAACCAATGGGAAGATGCACAAAAAGAGCAACAAGATAAAATGAAAGAGATTGAAGAAAAGCATGGTAAAGGTTCATTGAATATTGATACAGGCGAAATAACTCCTTTAAAAGAGGAGTAATGGCATTAGTAAATGCAACGAGTTTTTTACTTGTTAAAGATACAACTGTTATTGGTCATTCAACTTCAACAAGTATATCTTTACAATTAGATTTACCTGATGCAACTACAAAAGAAAGTGGTGGTTTTGCAGAATATTTACCATGTATAAGAGGTGGTTCAATTTCAGTAAGTGGTCTTACAAATTATACCGATAATTTGAATTTTAATCAATTTACAAGTTTTATAATTACAAAAGAAATAAATACTTATTTATTTAGAGACCCTAATGATGCAACAGGCACTATTTATAGAGGTAATGGTTTTATAACATCAGCTGATGAAACAGCAGACAATGAAACCATAACAGAATTTAATTTAGAGATAACATTAAGTGGACCAATAACTGTTGGTAATCAAAATAATTGGGAAAATATATTTCAGTTTTGGGAAAATATTTCAACTAATTGGGAAAACACCTAAATTTTTTTATTTGTATATTTACAAAAAATTTAATCTAAAAATATATAACAATGGCAGTATTTAATGGAACAAATTTATTGTTAAAAGCTATTACAAGTGGTGGTACATTAGCAACTATTGGTCACACAACATCAGCATCAATGTCTTTAAGCATGGACACACCTGATGCAACTAGCAAAGATTCATCAGGTTTTTCTGAGTTTATTGCTGGAGTTAGAAGTGGTGAGATTTCTTTTGAAGGATTAGTTGACCATACTGATGCAGCTGGGTCTGATGCAATTTCTGGTTATTTAGTTAACAGAACTAAAATTGACTGGTCATTTTCAACTGGCACAACTGGTGATGAAATTTATTCAGGAAGTGGATTTATTTCTAGTTGTGAAATTTCAGCTGAAATGGAATCACCTGTAACATATTCAGGCACTATAACAATAACTGGTACAATTACACAAGGAACTAATTAATATTAGTTAGATAAAATATAACAGGCACATGGATAAAACTGTGTGCCTATAATTTTATAACATTATGGCAAATAAGAAAAGAGGTTATTACACTATTAAAATGGGTGGTAAGAAAAGAACCATGCATTTTTCTATGAACTTTTGGTCAAACTTTACAGATGACCTAAACATTCCTTTAGACAAACTTGGTGATATATTTTCTGATGGTGTTGCATTATCAACCATTAGGTCATTGATATATTCTGCATTATTAGCTAATGACCAGGAAAATAAATTACTAATTGACTATGATAAATTTGATGTCGGTGTTTGGATGGAAGATTTAGAAAATGATGATTTAGATAAAATAGTTGCAGCAATGATGGAATCTAGAATATTAGGCAATGATTTAAATGCTGGTATGGCAAGGAATGTCAAACAATCAACCAAGGGAAAGTAAACACCCAGCTGACTTGGGATTCACTAATTGATTATTATGTAGGTCAAGCTGGGATAACACCAAATGATTTTTGGTTAAACACTTGGAAAGAGAATCACTTACAAGGCGAATCATGGCAATTAAAAGAAAATTTAGAGTGGGAAAGAATTAGGTATTTAAGTACCATGATTTATAATGTCAATTGTCAGAAAAAATCACAAATGATTAGACCTGATAAATTATTCCCATTACCACAGGATGTATATTTAGAGAGAGGTAAACCACAATCCACAAAAGAACAAATGGAAGCATTTGAAAAAAGAGTTGCTAAAACTAAATTTGACAAAAAACTAGAACTTTAATTATTTGTATTTTTGTGATAAATCTAAAGTATGGCAGATAATAAATTAAGGTTTTTTCTTACAGGTGATTCTAAACAGTTTCAACAATCATTAACACAAGCAGAAAATAAGCTAAAAGCATTTGGTTCTAAGTTGTCAAGTGTTGGTCGTAGCATGACTATGTTTGCTGCACCTGTTGTGGCAGCTGGTGTTTCATCTATAAAGATGGCAGCTAGTTTTGATAAGTCAATGACTAAAATTAAAACTTTAGTTGGTGAAGCATCTGATAAAGTTGATGACATGAGAGCTGGTGTTATACAAATGGCAAAAGATACTGGGTCTAGTGCTGATGAAGCAGCTGAGGCATTGTTTTTTATTACATCAGCTGGTATAAAAGGTAAAGAAGCCATGAAGGTTTTAAATGCATCTTTGAAAGCTAGTGCTATTGGATTAGGTGATGTCGCTACTGTTGCTGATAGTGCAACCTCAGCCATGAATGCTTATGGTAAAGAAAATTTATCAGCTACTATGGCAACAGATGTTTTAACAAACTCTGTTAGATTGGGTAAATTATCTAGCGAAGAATTGGCTGGGTCTATTGGTCAAGTAATTCCAATAGCCTCTAACTTAGGTGTTGAATTTCATGAAGTTGGTGCAACATTGGCAGCCATGTCTAGAACAGGTACAAATGCTGCAACAGCATCTATGCAGCTTAAAAACATTCTTATTTCAATTTTAAAACCATCTAAAGAAGGCGCTGAAACACTTGAAAAAATGGGATTGTCAAGTCAAAAGCTAAGACAACAAATTAAAGAAAAAGGATTGCTAAATGTTTTGACAACATTAAAAGGTAGGTTTGAAGAAAATGAAGATGCACAAGCTAAGGTATTTGGTAGTTCTAGAGCATTGATGGGGGTTATGGACTTATTAGGTAAAGGATTCAAAGACACAGAGAAAATATTTGCTGACATGGCTAATAGTGCTGGAGTTACAGCAGAAGCATATGAAGAATTACAGAATAGTGCTGAGTTTAAGTTGAGAAAAGCAATGACTGAGGTTAAAGAAACATTTAGAGAGACTGGTGCAACATTAATGGAAGCATTGTTACCAGCAATACAAATGGCTGCTGAATTTGTTAAAAATTTACTTGAACGATTTAATGGGTTAAGCACAAATACTAAGAAATTTTTTGGCATTTTAACAATGGCTGCATCTATAATTGGACCTTTTTTAATTGTTTTAGGTAGTGTTGTGAGTGCAATCGGTACTTTAATTGGTGGACTTAAAGCAGCTAGAATTGCAATGATAGCATTTAATACAGCAGTAAAAGCTAATCCATATATAGCAGCTGCAAGTGCAATCATGGCTATTGCTAGTGCAATTTTTATGGTTGGTAATGCTAGAAAAAAAGCTAGGTTAGAAGAATTTAACGCTGAATTAGGCACAATGACTTTAGAAGAAGCTGAAAAAGCAACCATTGATTTATCAAAACAAATAGATGAACAGAATGCAAAAATAAAACACCTAACTGAAAATAGAAGCAGAAACAGAAGGGGTGCTGCTAATGGCATAAGACAAGCTAGAGAAGAAATTGAGGTTTTAAAAGAACAAAAAAATAGTGTTGACAAGTTAATTAAGTCTAAACAAGAAATGATTGAAATGATGAAAGTTGACCCTCTAGATGTGCCTCAGATTGATTTAGGTACTGGAGACAATGATACTGGTCCTTCTGCTTCTGAAATAGCATCAATGACTGCTAAGGCAATATTGACTACTAAAGAAAAACAATTTGCAGCAGAAATTGCAGCTACAAAAGCACATTATGATAATCTTAAAAAACTTAATGAAGGGAATGCTGAAGTGCAACAGCAATTAGAAATTTCTAAAGGTGAAAAATTAAAAGAAATATCCGATGGCTATTATGCTGGTTTAATAACAAATCTGCAATCATTTTTTGATAAAAGGGATTCACTACAAAAACAAGTAGAAGATGCAGCAGCAGTCACAGATGAACAAAGAAAAGCATTAGAAATACAAAGGACCAGAGAATTTTATACAAATCTAATAGAACAAGCAAAACAGTTTAATTTAGATTATTCAATGCTTAACGAAGCAATGTTATTAAAAATTAAAGAAATAACAGATTCAATGACTGAACAAACTACAACTTTTGCATCTGCTCAAGAAAATATTAATGAAGTTTTAAAAGGCAGTTTCAGCAGTTTAGGTAATCAATTAGCAAACACATTTGGTAATTCAGGAACTATATTCGGTGCATTTTTATCAAACTTTTTACAAACAGCTACAAGCATTATGGCAGCTAATTTAGCAACATCACAAGCTGATGCTACAAAAGGTGCTACTCAAACTGCTTTAAGTTTTGGTCCAGCTGCATCATTTGTATTACCAGCATTAGTAGCTGGTGCAATTGGTGTTGTAACAAAAGCATTTAGTGGTATAAAGAAATTTGCAAGTGGTGGTATTGTTAGCACACCAACAATGGGTTTAATGGGTGAATATCCAGGTGCTAGAAGCAATCCTGAAGTTATTGCACCTTTAGATAAATTAACTGGTATGATAGGTGGCACACAATCTAATGTTCAAGTTGGTGGTGAATTTACATTAAGAGGTCAAGATTTAGTAGTTGCTTTACAAAGAGCAGATAGAAACAGAGAAAGAATTAAGTAATGGCGTATGGTGTTAAATTTCGTTTAGAGTTTTCTGATGACAACCTTAAAGGTAAAAAGGTTGAAATCTTAAAAGATGGTTATACAGGTAGTGTATTAGACCTTATAGGTACAGACAATCCTGTTGAAATAGATTGGAATCAGGATGATGATTTTTATAATCCTATTATTGGTTCTACTTGCACATTAAATTTATTTGATACAGATACAACTAACTATGATGATTTCTATGAAGCAGATGAAAGAGAATATAAAATCAAAATATCTTATAAAGATTCAAGTAATAATTATCAAACATACTGGGAAGGTTGGTTATTAGTTGACCAATTTAGAGAAGCTGTTACACATAAACCATTTGCAATCACACTTAAAGGTTATGATGGTTTGGGAAGTTTAAATGGTTTTACTCAACCATTATCAGGTGCTACATTTTTGACTGCTATAACAAACATACTTGCTAATATTAATTTAGGACTAGATGTTTATGTTTCTAATGACATACAAAGAGATAGTCCAATAAGTGGTTATAATGTTTTTGACCAAGTTAGTTTTAGTGCTAAACAGTTTTTTAAATCTGGTGTTGACCCAAGAAATTGTAAAGAGGTTTTAGAACAAATTTTAAAATTTACAAATTCTAGGATATTTCAAAGTTATGGTAGATGGTATTTAATAAACAACTCAAGTTATAGTGAACAATCTGTTAAAGATTCATCAGCTACAACAGCTAATAGTGGTACAATACCAACAGGTATTAGAGCAGCAGAAACATCATCTTTACAAACTAATAATGATGAAGATGTCAAATTTCAAATATATAATTCAAGTGGTGTTTTTCAATCAGAAAGTACAGTCAATGTATTGCATAGTGTGCCAACAAATTTACAACCAATAGGTAATAATTTAACAAAAGAATATATAAGACCATTAAAAGAGTACATACAGGAGGTCGATATGGATGGTTTTTTTGATTCAAACATTATACAGAATCCTGGTTTTGAGTTTGGAAGTACAAGTTGGACTTTAACAAACAGCAGTATTGTAAGTGATTTTAGTTTCCAAGGTGACAAATCACTAAAGTCAACAAATATTAAAACAAGTGAAGGTGCAACAGGTGTTACAGCAGAACTTGCTAATTTTATAGATACAGCTGGTGTTGACCATATTGCTTTTAAATTAAAACTTAATAATTTTTTTAAATCAACTAATACTGTTGCCAGAGGTTTCAGATTCCAGCTTAAATTAATAGCAGTAGTTATACCTGGTGACCCAGCTGTTGCTGATAGATATTGGTCAAATTCATCTAATGCTTGGATAACATCTAATACTGTAAATACAGTAGATGTAGTTACCAATAATAGATGGAAAAGTTATGATTTTAATATTGCTAGTTTACCTAATGGTAATTGGCAATTGTATTTTTATTTATATGACCCATTCCAAAATGGTACAACAACTGGTTTTACCGATTGTCATTGGGATAGTATAATTTTGGAACAACAGTATATTGATGATAATAATAACAGAACAGATTTATTTGAAAAATTTGATTTTTTACAATTTATTAGAAGAAGAACTGGTAATTTTACAGGTGTAAAAAAATTAGATAAAATTATATTGACTAATGGTCAATATGGTAAGATATTTGGTAATTTTTTTCGTTCTAGAGATAAAACTAATTATTTAAAATCTTTAGAAGAAATTACAACACAACAAGTACTAAATGATTTTAGGAACTTTGTTATAAGATATGAAGGTGATTTATATAATAATAGTAATGACCCTATTGGTTTACATAATAAAGCATGGATTAATTTTGGCACTACTGTCTTACAAGAACCAGTCAGTTGCTATATTGATGGCATGACTTATAATGTAAAAAGAAATATATACAGCATGATAATGCATGTGCCAAATCAAGATGATGACTTAACATCTGATTTTATAGTGAAATTTTAACTTTTTTCTTTTCCTGTTTGCTACTGGGTATTCTCTTTTAATTAAGGGAGTACCCTATTTTTATATAAAATATTTTTTTATTTATTAAATTATTTTTATATTTGATAGCTAAACTTAAAACTATGTTTAAATATTATTTTGATGAGGACCGAAAAAAATTAGGTCTGAAAAAAAATGTTGTTGCTAGTATGTTACAATGTACTATGCCAACACTACAAAGCAGATTGGAAAATCCTGGCACATTTACAGTAGCCGAAATTAAGATATTAAAAGACAATGGGTTTGAACAATCTATGAATCGTTTAATTTAAAATCAACAAACATTTATGAAAATTTATCAAAAACTGTTTAAGTTGCAGCAAGAGATTGGTGCAATAAGTAAGGATAGTAAAAATCCTTTTTTCAAGTCAAGTTATTTTGACATCAACCAACTTGTAGATAAGTTGTTACCATTATTGAAACAGAACAAACTTTTGTTATTACAACCAATAGTGAAGAATGAAGTGTATGCAATAATCCAAGATACCGAATCTGATGGTAGGGTTGTGAGCAGCATACCATTGCCTGAAATTCAAGACCCACAAAAAATAGGTGGTGCAATTACTTATTATCGTAGATATGCTTTAGTGTCTTTATTAGGATTACAAGCAGATGATGATGATGGTAATACAGCAACAGGCAAAACAAATCAAAGAGTAAATCAAAAATCAAATCAATTTAAATTATAATTATTATGGCAGAATTTATAAGAAAACCAGGCACATTTACAATTTTTAAAAATCATAACAAAGTGGAGGGTTCTAATCAACCTGACTATAAAGGCATAGGTAAGGACATGCAAGGCAACGACATTGAAATGCCAATTTGGATAAATAGGAATGATGATGGAAGTTTGAAACTAGACAAAAATGGTAATCCAATGCAAAATGGAAAGATACAAGAACCTTATGAAAAAGATGAACAACCTGTTCAAAAAGAATCAACTCAAAGCAATGCTAAAGTTGATGATTTACCTTTTTAAATTGTAGCAAAAAGGGAGAGAGGGCAGCCATTTGGTTGCCTTTTTTTTTGGTTTTTAGTAAAACATAGAAATCAAATCTAAGCCTATTTTTAAGCGTTTTAAGCGACTTTAGGCGTTCTGGCATATACTAGCATCAAAAATCCGAGAAAGTGCATTAAACAAAAATCCCCTCTGTAAATATTTTTTATTTTTTAAAATATTTTTTTTATTTAAAAATATATTATATATTAGAAATCTAATTAATAAATAACATTATGAATAATACAATTACTTACACAGAACAACAGCTTGAAGTGTTTACACAATTATATTCAAGCAACTTTGAAGCTAAATGTGTTCAAGAATTTGAACAAGAAAATTCTATTCATTTTGAATGGAAAGATTTTTCAGGCAAAAAAATAAAAGAAAAAATACAAGCATTTAACAAATACCTTATTTTCATTTCAATTAATAAAACATTATGAACTCAATAATACAATACAGAATTAAAAACAAAAAAGGTTTAAACTTAAACCATAAAAGAAATTGGGTGCAAACAGAAAAACACTCAAAGACATTTGACACAATAAATGAAGCAAAGCAAGAATTAAAAACTTTAAGAACTGGTTTTATAGTTGCTGAAACAATTTATTATACATTCACAAAAGTTGGTAATTCAAAAGTTGTTTCATCTGAAATTAAATTAGAAAAATATGAAAAAAAGACAATATAGAAGCAACCAGGGTCGTAATCCAAAACAACAAACTGAGACACTAAAAGTTTTGTCAATTGCAATAATTGGTTTAATATTAATAACAATTTATTTAACATTGTAATGAGAATAGAAAAAGATAGTAACGACATTTACCACAGCCATGATTCAATTTCTGCAAGTGGTTTAAAGACCATAGCACAATATGGTATTGAATATTATTTAACACAAACACATGCTGAATCTGAAGCCATGAAATTAGGTACAGCAATTCATACAGCTATATTAGAACCTGATACTTTTTTTGACATTTATGAAGTCATGACTGAAAAGTTTGATTTAAGAACAAAATTAGGCAAAGAAAAAAAATTAGAGTTTGATGATAAAGCAAAGGGTAAAATTGTATTGCAAAAAGACCAGTATGATGTTGTAAAAAATTTAATGAAAAGATTAGATACAAATGCTTTAGCAAAAAAATATCTTAAAGGTGAAAAAGAATTATCACACTACTTAGAATATGAAGGTATGCAAGTTAGAGTTAGACCTGATGTTATAAATCATGTTGAAGGTTTTATAGCAGATATAAAAAAAACAAGATTAACTGCATCAGACAAAGATTTTACAAAAGCTGTAAGGCAATTTGGTTATCATATTCAAGCAGCATTTTATATGGATATGTTAGATGTTGATACATTTAGGTTTATTGTGTGTGAGGATAAAGCACCTTATACAATTGTTGTTCATGCATTATGTGATGAAACAATTGAAAAGGGTCGTAAAGCATGGAAAGATGCTTTTGAGCAATGGAAAAATTATAAGTTAACAGGACAAATAACATCATATCAACCAAAAAGAGTTGCTGATGATGGTGCATTTTTAATAACTATATAAATGGAAAAGTATTTAAGAGTTGTTAATAAACATTTTGGTTTAGATATAACTGAAAAAACTAGAAAATTTGAGTATGTTTTTGCTAGAGCATGTTATTACTATTTATGTAGAAAGTTTGGTGGATTTAGTTACAGTAAAATAGGAATGTCAGTTAATAAAAATCATGCAACAGTTCTGCATGGTCTAAAAGAGTTACCATATATGATAAAGCATGATGATGTTTGCCTTAAAAAGTATAATGCATTAATGAGTAAATTTGATGTCAATATGTGTGTGCAAAAAAATACTATTACTGTTGAAACTTTAGTTAGAGATTATAATTTTTTATTATTAGAGAATGATAAATTAAGAGGCGAGAATGCCGAACTTAGAGAACTTATTTACAAATTAGCCGACTTAGATTAATTTTTCTTTAATTTTGTAAGAAAATTTTAACATTGGCTAATCCATATTATAAATATTTAGGTAACGAGGATAAATTACAACATAATGTGATGAAATATTTAAGCATACAATATCCAACAGCTTTATTTACACATATCCCAAATGAGGGTAAAAGAACTAAGTTTGAGCAATTTAAATTAAAATATTTAGGCACTAAACCTGGTGTGCCTGATGTGATGATATTCACACCAAACAAAAACAGGAATGGATTAGCAATAGAATTAAAAACTGGATATAATAAACCAACAGACAATCAAAAAATATGGTTGTCATTATTGGCTAATGCTAATTGGTTCACACATTGGAGTAAAGATTTTGATGACTGTAAAACAATAATTGATAAATACTTTAATGATGAAATTTAATAAATCAAGGTCAATATATTTCCACGAGCCAACACAAAAAGTAAGATGGACAACAACTTGTAGTGAGAATTTTAAGATTGATTATATCTATGTAGGTGAAGCAACTGAAAATGAATTTAATATTTTAGTTGATTTATTATGGTTTCTGCATGGTGAAAACTCAATGACTTATGATGAATTTTACAGAGTTTATTATGAACTCAGATTTTTTTGTGATAGGGTCATGGGACTTGTTGATGAAGTTTAATTTATGAAATACAATAAAATAATTAAACCTACCAAGTTTGATAGGTTCACCAATGTGCCTAATTATATTTTTAGGCATAAAGGAATATCTATTGGTGCAACTGGATTATATGCCTGGATGTTTAGTCATAGACATGACCAACAAATTACTGTTGAATTTATGATTAATCATTTTAAAGAATCTAAATCAGCTGTAAGGGCAAAGCTAAACGAATTAATTGAGCATGGTTATGTAGATAGAATTAGAGTTTATGAGAATGGAAGAATTAAAGGTTATAACTATAAATTAAAAGCAAAAGCTAAAAAGCTGGAAACAGAAAAGCTAGAGGCAGAAAACCTGGCTCTAGAAAATCAGCCACAAAGTAATACTAATAGTAATATATATATAAGTAATACTAATATAGAATCTATTTTAAAACATTTTATTGCCTTATTTGATTCAAGATTTCAGCCAAAAACAAAAGAACAAAAAGCTAAATGGATAAAGATATTAGACCAAATCCAAAGAATAGATAAATATGATTTAAGAGATGTTTATAAAATCTGTAAACATATTAGAGAAAAAGATTTTTGGAAAACACAATTTTTAAGTTTGCCTAAACTTAGAAACTCAGATAAAAATGGTGATAAATGGATTAATAGATTTTATGCTATTTATAAAGATGACCATAAACCAGATGCATATAAAAAGATAAAAGATTTAATTGAGTTTAAATTATATGTTGATGTTGATGGTCAACAAAAATTAGGTGCTGTTACTAAACTAACAAAATTAAATCAGTATAATCTTACACAGGTTTTAAGTGGTGGTGAAATATTAGAAGTTATAAAATATTTACAGAATGAATAAATGGATTAGAAATAGCAAACAAGTAAAACAATCCATTGACTTTTATGGTATTGGTAATGATAAAATACATCCAACTGATATTGATGCTGTATTAGAATTTAATAATGAAGCATTAATATTATTTGAAGTAAAAAAAATAAACAACAAACTACCTACTGGTCAAAGATTATTATTAGAGAGATTAGTTGATTCTTGGCATACAGAAAAATCAATAGCACTTATTGTAAAACATAATTTTAGGAATGATAACCAAGACATTCCATTAGCTGAATGTTGGATGTGTGGTTATTATTTTAATAAAAAATGGTACAGCTGTAATGAGCCATTAAAAAAACAATTAAACAAAATTTTAAAAAAATGGAAAATATCAAAAATGCAATTATAAAAATTTTAGGAATCGAAATTAATCAGAATTATATAATAAAAATTCCAAAAAAATTTAAAAATAAAAAAGAATATTTAAGTTTTTTAAAAAAAACTAATACATTTATAGAAACAAAAGTGAAATATGATTGAAAAATTACAACAACTTGGGATACAATTAAACAGAAATACTGGCAATGTAAAAACTAAATGTCCAAAGTGTTCACACACTAGAAAAAATAAAAGTGATTTATGTTTGTCTGTTAATATTGATGAAGGTCTTTACAATTGTCATAACTGTGGCTGGAATGGTAATGTAAAATTTCAGCAGAAAAAAGAATATATATTACCACCTAAAACAAATATAAACTTAACTGACCGAGTTATTAAGTGGTTTGGCAATAGAAATATAACTGAGCCAACATTGGCACATTATAAAATTGGGGAATCAGTTGAGTTTATACCTCAAGTAAAAGCTAAAAGAAAATGTATAAATTTTAATTATTATCGTGATAATGTTATTGTTAATGTAAAGTATCGTGATGGTCAGAAAAACTTTAAATTAGTTTCTGGTGCTGAATTAATATTTTATGGGCTTAATAATATTAAAGATGTAGAGAGGTGTTATGTAGTTGAAGGTGAGATGGATGCATTAAGTTTACATGAAGCTGGTTTATATAGTGTTGTATCAGTACCAAATGGTGCATCTAAAGGCAATCAAAGATTAGAATATTTAGACAATTGTTTCGAATATTTTGAAAACAAAAAAGAGATTATACTTTGTACTGATAATGATGATGCTGGTTTAGCATTAAGGAATGAATTAGCTAGAAGGTTTGGCACATATAGATGTAAGTATGTAGATTTTGATGATTATAAAGATGCTAATGAAGTTTTAATAAGTAAAGGTCCTGAGTATTTAAGAAACATAATTAAAGATGCTAAAGATTTTCCATTAGAAGGTGTAATTGATATTAATTCTATTTGGCAAAATGTATTGAGTTACAATGAAAATGGTATTGAAAATTATGATATTGGTTTGCCTGGTGCATCAGAGTTTTTTAAATTACAATTTGGTGAATGGAGTATAGTATCGGGCATCCCTAATTCGGGAAAATCTGACATACTTGACCAACTATTATGTAATGTTTCGACTAGATATAATTTTAGGTGTGCAATGTTTTCACCTGAGAGTTTTCCTTATGAAGGTCATATAAAAAGAATAGCTGATAAACTTATGTCAAAAAATTGTGATGCTGATGACTTAAATAGTGTAAAACATTTTATTGAACAGCATTTTTATTGGATTAAAATTGATTTAGAAAATCTAACACTAAAGGGCATATTAAATGAGTTTAGACAATTGGTTTTTCAAAAGGGTATAAACATTTGTGTGATTGACCCATGGAATATGTTGGACCACTCAGCACAAAGAGATTTTAGTTATATAGGTCGTGAACTTTCACACATTACACAATTCTGCCAACAAACAAATACCCATGTATTTTTAGTGGCACATCCTAGAAAAATAGAAAGTGAAGGTGGTCAATATAAAAAAGTTACAATGTATGATATTAGTGGTTCATCTGACTTTTTTAATAAGACATACAATGGTATAATTTGTCATAGAAATATAGGTCAAAAAACAAAATATGGTAGTGATAGTGTTACAATATTTATAGAAAAAATTAAAAGAAAATCTAATGGTCAATTAGGTTCATTTGAGATAGCACCTGATTTTAAAAATGGTGGTGTTTACAAAGAAATTAATATGCGAGATAAAGGCATAACAATAATCAAAGATGAAAAATTACCTTTTTAATTATGAATAAAACAGAATATCAACAAATTAGAAAAGAACTTTTAGAATTTTGTGAAAAGATTATGAATCAGAAGCAACCTGAATATACTAATAATAATGAGGATGTATTGCATAATTTTAAATCAACAGCTAAAAGATTAAAACTACAACCTAATGAAGTTTGGGGTGTGTTTTTAGATAAACATATACAAGCTATACTAAGTCATGCTGGTAATCCTGATATGTTACAAGCAGAACCTATTGCATCAAGATATGCTGATGCTATAAATTATCTGCTACTTGGATTTGCATTGCACATAGATAATATGAAAAAAGAACATGAAGATTTAAAATTAATTTATAGAAATATATGAACATTTATTTAGAAGCAAAATCCTGGTGTTTAGCAAATGGTATTAAGATTTATATTGTACCTATTAGAAACAGAAAAGAATGTTATGTCGAGGTTGATAATAATGGAAAAATCACTAGGTCACCCATAACTTATAGAAATCAAAGCATTGCAAGTGATAAAATTTGGGATTTAAACCTACATATTTACAGAGTAAATAATAAAAAAACATAAAAAATATTAAAAAAAGTAAAATATTTTTTGGTAATTAAAATATTCTTTTTATCTTTGGTGTATAATTAACACTAAATAACATTATTATGAATAAATTAGAATTATTAAAAAAATTATCAGAAAGACTAGAATTTTCTTTTTTAGATAGAGATGGTCTTAGAGTAGTAGATTTTGTTGGTTATGACAACGAAAGTTCAAAAAGAAAAGGTTTAAAGTTTTTAGGTTTTTTAAATGAAGAACAAGAACTTAAAAAATTAGAAAACAAAGGTGAATTATGTATGTTTTTTGATGATGAATCTATGCATTTTAAATTTTATTTTGACAATCCTGAAGAGGTTTCAAACAAATTAAATTTAGAATTACAAGATTAACAACATCAATTATGTTTATTTTTTAGGTGGTTTTTTAACCACCTTTTTTTTTGTTTAAATTTGCAGTATGAAATCGGACAAATCGGACACTATAAAAAAGAAACTAATACATGCCTTAGAAACTAATTTAGGCATTGTTACAGCTGCTTGTAAACAAGCTGGGATAGCTAGGTCCACTTACTATGAATGGTACAGTTCTGACAAAGAATTTAAAAAAGCTGTTGATGATGTAAGTGACCAGACATTAGATTTTGTTGAATCTAAACTACATGAAAAAATTAAAGATGGTGACACTACTAGTATTATATTTTACTGCAAAACTAAAGGCAAGAAAAGAGGGTATATTGAAAGGCAAGAAATAAAACATGATGCAGATATTAAAAGCAAACTGATTGAATGGAAACCAGCCAAAGACAAAGAATAGAACAATATTGCAATAAACAATTTTACGAGGCATTAGAATCAAATCAAAGATTAAAGATATTCCAAGGTGGTTCTAGGTCTGGTAAAACATATTCTATAATGCAATACCTATTGTATTTAATTACAATCACAAAAGAACCATTAGTTATAAGTGTAATAAGAAAAACTCTACCAGCATTAAAAAGGTCAGTTCTTAGGGACTTTCTAAACATTTCTAAGGATACAGGTATATATTGGGATGGCATTTTTAATAAAGCAGAAAATACATTTAGTTATAATGGTCATACATTAGAGTTCTTTTCAGCTGATGATTCACAAAAGATTAGAGGTTCTGCAAGGGACATTGCATGGCTGAATGAAGGCAATGAATTATTGTTAGAAGAATATAGACAAATAGCAATGAGGACCAGGACCAATATCATTATTGACTTTAACCCATCTGACCCTGTTCATTGGATTTATGATTTAACTGAAAGAGATGATGCTGATTTGTTTTTATCTACATACAAAGACAATAAGTTTCTGCCAGAACAATTAGTTAAAGAGATTGAACGACTTAAAGCTAAAGACCCTGATTATTGGAGAGTATATGGATTAGGACAAAAAGCTGTATTTAGTGAACGACAAATATTTAGGGACTGGCAATATATTCCTTTTGTTGAGTTTCCTGATTTAGATGACTGGGGAGTTGGTATTGACTTTGGATTTAGTCAAGATAGTTGTGCAATTATTTTAGCTGGTAAAAAGAATGATAAAATATATGTGCATGAACTATGTTACAAAAAAGGTATGACTAATAGAGATATTGCAGAGTTTTTAAAAACAAATAACTACAATCAGTATTTATGTTACTATGATTCAGCAGAACCTAAGAGTGGTGAAGAACTTAGACAAATGGACATATGGGCAAAACCAGCAATAAAAGGTCAAGGGTCAATCAATGCTGGTATATCATTATTAAAAGAGTTTGACATCATTGGTTCATTAGAATCTAAGAACCTACAAAAAGAACAACAATCTTATGTATATGAACAATTAAAAGATGGGACTATAATTAATAAACCTGTTGACAAGAACAATCATTTAATGGATGCATTGAGATATTTAATTTATTCTAAGTATAAAAATCGTAATGACTTTTTTGTTGTATAATATAAGAATTTATTATTTTGTATTTTTACAGAAAATTTTATATTAATGGCATCATTCTTTGAAAGGTTTAAAAATCTTATTGTAAAAAACACACAACAAACAGCCAAAGAATATAACCAAGCTATTTATAATTATCTAGGTCAAAGTGTTGTATGGAATCCTGAAAATGATGATAATTATATAAACGAAGGTTATAGGAAAAATGCGACTGTTTATTCAATTATAAATCTAATTGCTAAAGCTGCATCATCAGTACCTATTCAAGTTTATCAAAAGGTAAATGAGAATGAGTTAAAAAGATATAAAGCCATGACTAGTGGAATGGTTGATAGCACAATTATTCATAAAGCTAATTTGCTAAAAAAACATGCATTAGTAGAATTAGAACATACAGATTTACATGAACTCTTAGAACGACCTAATCCAGCACAATCTTATGCATCCTGGATTACAGAATTAGTTGCCTTTGGTAAACTAACAGGCAATAGATATATTTATGGTATTGGTCCTGATACTGGTGACAATTTAGGTAAATACAAAGAATTATATGTAATGCCATCACAAATAATGGAAGTTATTTCTGGTGGTATATTAGAACCTGTTAAAGAATATAGAGTTGAGTACAATGGTCAATATTCAATCCAAGCTGATGCAATATGTCATATAAAAGATTTTAACCCTTATTACGATGGTAGTGGTTCACACCTTTATGGTCAATCACCATTAAAAGCTGGATTTAGAGCAATGACTACAAACAATGAAGCATCTGAAACTGGTGTCAAGTATTTACAAAACCAAATGGCTAGAGGGGTCTTGATGTCAGAGGAAGGTGATTTGAATGAGGTTCAGGCACAACAATTAAAAGATAAATTTAGGTCTAGCTATCAATCAAGTAGTAATGCTGGTGATGTAATAATAACACCAAAGAAATTATCTTGGGTTAACTTTGGATTATCTGCATCTGACCTTTCATTAATAGAACAATATAATGCATCAGTAAAAGACCTTTGTAACATCTTCAATGTCCCAGTACAATTATTAAATAATACTGAATCATCAACATACAACAACCAAAAGAGTGCAAAAGCAGCATTATATCAACATGCAGTTATGCCTGAATTATATAAAATTAGAGATGAACTGAATAGATGGTTGTCACCTAAGTTTGGTGAAAAGATTTACATTGATTTTGATTTTTCTGTTATACCAGAATTACAAGAAGATATGGACAAAGTTGTTGCTCAAATGACCCAAGCATGGTGGTTGACACCGAATGAAAAAAGAGCAGCAATGAGTTATGCTGAAGAAGATAATGATGCATTAAATGATTTTTATGTACCAGCTAATTTATTGCCAGTAAGTGGTGAAGATGTTGACATGCCAGAGCCACAACTCCCAGCTAAAGATGAGGAAGAAGATATGGAAAAAATGCAAATAAAATATGAAGTAACTGGGATGCCAGACACTTATACAACTAGGGAAGAAGCTGAGGACAGAGCAAGAGAACTAGGTGGTTCAGGTAGCCATGTCCATGAAAGAGATGGGATGACTTATTATATGCCTTTTGATTCACATGATGAATATATTGAAAGAACAAAAAATTATCATGATGAAGAAGAAGAAGAAAAACAAGTATCTGCAAGAGTAGAAAAAGCATTAAAAAAAAAAGTTGAGGACCATAATGCAAGTGTAAGTGCTGCAAGTAAAAAAACAAATCTAAGAACATTAAAAGCTGTATTTAAAAGAGGTGTTGGTGCTTACAATACAAATCCACAAAGTGTTAGACCAACAGTAAGAAGTGCCGACCAATGGGCAATGGCTAGGGTCAATTCATATCTTTATGCATTAAAGAATGGTAAATTTAGAAGTGGCAAACATGATACAGATTTGTTACCAGAAGGACATCCAATGAGTTCTAAGAAACAACTAAAACAAGAAGGTTATTCTGATTATCCACAATCTGCAACTAACAATGCAAAGCGTGTAAAAAACTGGATTGATAAATATGGCAGAGATGAAGTTAAAGGCATGACTGAGGTAGGATTGGCTAGAATGAACCAGCTTATAGCTAGGGAAACATTATCACTATCAACTTTAAAAAGAACATTCAGTTTTTTATCTAGAACCAAAGGTGGTGGCTACAATAAAATAAATCCTGATTTTGCAGACACTCCATGGCGTGATAAAGGTTATGTAGCATATTTAGGATGGGGTGGCGAAGCAATGCTTAATTATGCTGAACGAAAACTAAATCAACTTGATGAGTAAACATTGGAAAAAAGATTACGAAAAACAATTATCGTTAGCTGAAAAATCAATATATCCAATGGTTAGAAAATATTATGAATCTAACTATTTTAAGGGCGTTGATAATTTTATAGCATCAGGCAATACTAATTACATATCGTTATTTAATTATGGTGAATTAGAAAAACTTTATATTGATATGTATGAAACTGTTGCAATGAGATTTGCAAAATGGTATGCTCGTTATTTTGATAAATACGAACAAAAAGGTACTGACCCAAATAAATTTATTACAATCTGGTTAATAGCATTTAATAATTATGCTAAACAAAATGCTGCAACTAATGTTGTATTAGTTAGTGGTACTGCAAAAAAAAGTTTAATTAAGATTACACAAAGATTAATGAGTGACCCAGATTTTGCAACCCTTGGTGCTGATGAAAGAGCAAGAATATTAAGAAAGCAATTCAAAAGATATTCTAGATTCCAGGCATTAAGATTAGTTAGAACTGAATCTGCAAGGGCTGGTAATTATGGAATAGAACAATCTGCATTAAAAGTATATGCTGGTAGAAAATTAAAAAAGAGATGGATGACATCAATGGATGGTAGAGAAAGGGCATGGCATGGTGCAGCTAATGGTCAAGAAGTTGATTTTGATAAACCATTTTTAGTTGATGGTGAATATATGCAAAGACCTGGTGAAGGTAGTGCAAGGAATGTTGTTAATTGTAGATGCTCAATGTTTCCTTTTCCAGTACCAGAACCAGCAAACCCTTTAGCTGGATTAGGTAATGTTGCAGCTGGTCTTATAGCTGGTGAACTCCTTACAACTGACTAATTAAAAAATTAGTAATTTTACAGAAAATTATAATTATGAATTTTATTTACAAAGCAGCACCACTTGGTGAATTATCTGACTATGATGAAAAGAACTCAGTTGTAAAAGGTTATGGTTCTTATTTTGATAATAAAGATGCAGATAATGATGTCATCATGAGAGGTGCATATCAGAAAACAATAAAAGAGAATGGCGAAAGGGTCAAATACTTATATCAGCATAATATGATGCAACCTATTGGAAAAATGAATGAGTTGTATGAAGATGAAAAAGGTCTGATGTTTGTAGCTGAAGTGCCTAAAACTCAATTAGGTAAAGATGTTATCGAACTTATGAAAGCTGGTGTGATAACAGAAAACTCTGTTGGAATATTACCAATACAAAAAGAAGATAGAGGTGATTACAGAGAATTAAAAGAAGTTAAATTGTTTGAGATTTCAGCTGTAACATTAGCTGCAAATGACCAGGCAAAAATAATGGATGTCAAAGGTTCTAAAGTAATTGATGACATATATAAAAGATACGATAACCTTTGTAAGTTAATTCGTAAAGGTAACATCTCGGATGAGATGGGTTATGCCATAGAGGCAGAAATATACAAACTTAAATCTTTATTCATTGATGCTACTCAGCCAGTTATTGAAACTACTGAGCCAGTTGAACAAAAATCTGAGTTTGATGTTTATAAATATTTGTTGAATAATTTAAAATAATTTTCTATAAAATGGAAGAAAATGTAAAAAATCAGCTTGACCAATTAGGAAACATCATTGATGAAAAGATTGAGAAAGCTACTGGACAAGCACTAGAAAGTGCTAATGGTAAGGCAGATTCAGCTTTAAAAGGTGAAATAGATAACCTTACTAAAAAATTTAACGAAAGATTTGATGCATTCGAAGTTGAAAACAAAAAAATGTTTGAGAAAAAGAATGAATCTAAAAATTTCAGAACTAACTTGACAAAAGCAATCAATGAGGGTGCTATTGAAAATTTAGTAAAGGGTAATACAAATGCTGCTGCATTTGAAATCAATGCATATCTGCAAAAAAATGATATGACCATGAATGCTGATTTCAGTGGGGAAGTCGTACCAGCTGATAGAGTACCAGGATTTAAATTCGACCCTAACAGACCACAGAACATGAGACAAATCATTCCAAATGGTTCGACTGGTTCTGATGTTGTTAGATTCGTAAAAGAATCAGGATATTCTAATGGTGCTGCTGCTAAAGCTGAGGGTGCAACTCTTGGACAAACAGATTTCGATATGACTGCAACATCTGTGAATGTTGAGAAAATCGGCACATACCTTAGAATTTCTGAGGAGATGTTGGCTGATACTGCTCAACTTACAAGCTACATCTCAAACAGAGTACCAGCTAAACTTTTAGAAGTTGAAGATGACCAAATCTTAGGTGGTAATGGTTCTTCACCAAATCTAAATGGTTTATACAATTCAGGTACAAACTTTGATACATCAGCATCAGGTGCATTTTATCAATCAGTTGATAATGCAAATGAGTTTGATGTTCTTGTTGCTGCAATCAACCAGTTAGCATTGTCTAACTACAAGCCAAACTATATTCTTTTAAATCCAACTGACTTTCATAAAATCCTATTATTAAAGGATAGCCAGTCAAGATATTTGAAAGACCAAGTTTATGCTGGATTACAACCATCATTTATGGGTGTACCTGTAATTATCAATAATGAGGTAAATTCAGGTTCCTTCTTAGTTGGTGACTTTAATTCTTGTCAATTATGGATTAGAGAAAACTTATCTGTATCATTCCATAGAGAAGATGGAACGAACATCAGAGATGGTTTCGTAACTGTAAGATGTCAAGAAAGAGTAGCACTTGCTACTTACCTACCATTAGGTATAATTGATGGTACATTTAGCACAGCTAAAACAGCACTAGAAACACCATAGTATTAGGTTTTTTATTGCTAAATAATATGAAAGGGGTATTTATTTACCCCTTTTTTTATGAGGTAATATTAAAAAAATATTAATTATTTTAAAAAATATTTTGTTATTTAAAAAATAGTTTATATATTTGGGGTATGTTAATCAAATCAAATAATACACAAATGAAAAAAAATTACAAATTAATCGATGCTATTTATTCAGATAATTATGAAGATAACATTGACAAATATGGATATTCAGCTGGACCACAATGTCATTGCTGTGGAATCCCTTTAAAAAATGACAATTATTTATTACACATGACAACTGATGGAAAAATTATTCCTGAGAATGTTAATGAAGAAGATATTGAAGATTCACAAGGTTGGTTTGAAATTGGACCAGAATGTCAAAAGAAATACCCATCAGAATATATTTACAAAAGAAAATAGTTATGAAAAAACTACTAGAAAAAATTATTTTGAGTGATGCATTTGTAAGGCTATTTGTCTATGCATGTGCATTGCTCTTTACTTTAATATTAAGTATTGAGTTATGACCACTACTATACACATACAGGATTTACAATTTCAAGACACAGATATTGTGATTGAATATAGATTCATAGAATCAGAACTAGATTATTTTTCTGGTACTGGTCAAACTAATGATGTTGAAATTTATGCAGTATATGTTGACAATGTTGACATCACTAGATTAATGGAAGTTCATTTTGATGAACTTGAAAGCATTGTATTAGATAATCATTTAGGTAATTTATAATATTATGAGTAGTCACGATAGAGCAAATTACGAAATTATTAAGTTGACAAGTAAACTTAGAGAACAAGGTTGGACAAATCAAGAATTAGAAGATTTTATGGATTTACCTAAAGATGCTATGGAAATAGAAATCAGACAATATAGAAAAGCAATAAATATTTTAAAAACAATTTATCTACTAGGGTTTAATCAATTAAATAAATTATGAGTACAACAGATTTAGAAACAAGAAAATATTTTGAAATTGAAGTTACTACAACAGTTACTTTGTGGGCAGATTCAAAAGAAGAAGCCATTGAAAAATTTAATGATAAATATGTAAATGTTGACTGGCAAGAGGACCCTTATGCACCTGATTATGAATTTACAATGACTGGCAAAATTTGGCAAGTGCCATTTGTTGATGAGGGTAATTGGGTTAAATTATTAGTAAACGAAAAAAAGGAAGTTTAATTATGGCAGCTAAACAAACATTACTGCATACAATTAAAGTCAATAGGATGCTTAGAAAACTAAATCAAAGTAAACCTAAGAATAAAGAACATAAACCAGTAGCAAATGGAAAATAAAAAACTGCCTTATTATTTAGGTGCAACACTATTGTTATTGTGTGTTAGGTCAACAGTAATTATAAATGATTTATTAACAGCACTAGTGTTTCTTCTACTAGGCACATCAGTATTATATTATGGCACAAAATCATAATGACATGGTTGATGATTGTGAACTATTTGTTAATAGTATTATAGGAGAGGATTGGCAAAAATTATCAGCTGTAAAAAAAATGATTATATTAAAGAAATTTAACGAAATACAAGAGATTGTAAAAAAGAACTATTTTCAATAATAGTGTTATTTGGTTAATTAGTTGTTCTAAAAGGGATTGTTTCTTCAGTCCCTTTTTTTTATTTTTATACAGCATGAATGGTAATCAGAAAGGATGCTTTGCTGAATATCATTTCGCAACAACAGCTATCAAACAGGGATTTAATGTGTCTATGCCATTATTAGATTCAAGTATGTATGATTGTATTTTAGAAAAGAATGGCAAACTATTTAAATTCCAAGTTAAGTATCTAGGTGCGAATAGATATAAACATGGAAGGTCCATCCAAATAGTTTTAAAAAGAACAGGTACACCCAGCTATGATTCTAACTATGTTGATTACTTTGCTTTGTGGAGTGAAGAATTTAATGGTTTTTTTATTGTAAAAAATGAAGGTCAAAAATCCTTACGATTATCTTTACATAATCAATATAAAGAAAATTTTAATAACTTTGCATGTATTTCATAAATGTTGTTAAGTGTCACTATCTTAAAATGTAGTGGCACTTTTTTTTTATCTTTACACTAAATTTAAAATTATGGGAGTAGTAAAAATTAAACTAAAAAAAGATTTAGACAACAATGGTCAGATTATTAAAGCTGGTGAAGTTGTTGAAATTTTATCAATGCACCTAGATAAATATGTTGATGGTGGATTAGGTGAGCCAGTTTCAAAAGAATCTAAACCAAAAGTAAAAAAAGAAGCAAAAGTTGAAAAAGAAACTAAAGAACTTAAAATAGATTCTAAAGAAACTAAAGATGAGGCAAATAAAAATTAATTCAACAACTGGGTCTGAAATTGTAACAGCATCAGAGTTTAAAAGCTATGCTAGAATAAATTATTCTGATGATGATTCTATGATTGATAAGATGTTAGTACAAGCACGAATATGGTGTGAGAACTATATATCAAGGGACATTGTAGCAAAAAACAGGACTTACTATCTAGATGAAACTCAAGGTGTTTTTGATTTACCATTTGGACCTGTTGCTAGTATTTCATCAGTTACAATTGATGGGGTTGCTAATACAGATTTTACAACACCAGGCTTAGATAATGAAACTGTTGACATTGATGGTGCTGGTGACAAAGTTAAAGTCACTTATATTACAGCTGGATTAGATGATAATTTATTACAACAGGCAGTTTTACAATTGGCAGCAACTTATTATGATAATAGACATGATTATGTAGTTGGTAAGGCAGTTAATGAAGTGCCATCATCTGTTAAAGATATTTTAAATTCTTATAAAAATATGTTTATATGAATCCAGGCAAAATGAGAAATAAAGTTATTTTTTATACACCTTCTAAATCAGCTGATGGTTATGGTGGTTTTACTAGTAGCAGTAATTCAACATCTGCAACATTCTTTGCACATGCAGTTGAAAAGAGTGGTAAGATTGAAACTAAGGATGGTAAGCAAAACTATTATAGAGAAATTGAAATAACTTTTCGCAGAGATGCATTTGGTACTGGTAGTGCTATTGGCAAAAAATTTACTGTTGATGGTGCTGGATTTTATAAAGTAAATAATTATTATAACATTTTAAATAATGATGAGTACACTACTATTGTAGGTACATTAGAACCTTAATGGCACAATTTTCAGCACATATTAGGAATGCAGATGTAAAAAACTTTAATCGTATTACATCTAATCTTAAAAAATATAGCAATGATGGTTTTTATAATGTATTACAAGATGGTGCATCTAAAATAGTTTTAAAAGCAAAAACTAGAGTGCCTGTTAAAACTGGTGACCTTAGAAGGTCAATTGGTGTTGATGGTGATAAAAGAAATATTATTATAAAAGCTGACATGCAATATGCTGGTTATGTTGAATTTGGCACACAAAGACAAAAAGCAAAACCATATTTTTTTAATTCAATCAGACAAGGAATAAGATTAATAAAAAGACAAGCATCAGAAAAACTTAGAAAAATATTGAGATGAGGGAAGCAATGCATCACATACGAGCAAAAATTTATACAGCACTTAATGGCAATGTAACATTAAATAGTGCTAGTGTCCCAATATTTAATAGAGTGCCAATGGATGCATCATATCCATATATTTGGATATATTCATTAAGCACAGATGAAGTTGACCAAAATGCTGAAAAATTTAATATGGAATGTGTTACAAGAATCGAATGTGTGACTAGATTTGATTCAGATGTAGGTGGTGATTTGGATGCCAACCTATTAGTAAATTCTGTTGTATCTTTGCTTAGAACAAGAAGTGCTGGTTACTTTGATTTGAGTGCTAATAATTTTTCTGTTTATACATCAACAATAGAAAGTATTAATTATGTGCAAGAAGATGAGGATGACCACACTTATTTTAGGGGTATTATAGAATTATCAAATAGAGTTGAACAAACAAGTTAATGGCACAAATGAATGACATAAAATTATATTTAATGAACTCAGCAGCATTTGCTATTTCAATGGCTGACTGGATTGTGGATTTATTAAGAATAACACTACTGGTTGTAACAATAGTATATACAATTTTAAAAATTAAAAATCAATGGCAAAAAAAATAAGTGAAGATACAGAGGTAAAACTTGACCTTAAAACAATAGCTATGATTGTTGGTGGTGCAATATCTTTAGCTAGTATGTGGTTTACATTACAAGGTGATATACAAGATTTAAGAAATCAGATTGATGATTTTAGTGGTGATGAGTTTGTTCAAAAGATGGAATTTAAATTAAAAGATGAATTAATTAGGTCAAATGTTATTCAAATAGAAAAATCAACTGAGGTTTTGAAAGAAGATATTTTAGACAACAAACAATCAATAAAAGAATTAGAAGATAAAGTTTATAAAAGATGAAACATTTAATTTTTGTAATATTTGTGTTATTCGTTTCAGCAATTACAAATGCTCAAGACATGACCTTATTACATATTAATTCAAAATGGAACTCTGAGAATGATTATAAATATTTAAGACAATTAAAGGGTGTTGAAATATTAAAAGTAAAATTAGAGGACCAGCCACCAGCTATTAAAAATCAAATCAAATCTGTACCAACAATTATTTTATATGATACAAAAACTCAAAGACCTAAAGGTCAATGGGCAGCTGATTTATCATTTACACTTAATATTGACCCAGAAGAGATACAAGAGTATATCAATAGATATAAAATGCAAGTGTCAAGAAGGGCAACATCAAATTAATAGATTATGATTAGTAAACACATTTCTGAAAAAGAAGCAACCAAATCGGTTACTGCTTTAAGATTAGGCATTGACAATACACCTGATGGTGATACACTTAATAACATGAGAGTTTTGGCTGAAAAAGTATTTGAACCTTTAAGAGAATGGGTTAGTGGTCCAATAAAAATAAATTCTTTTTATAGGTCATCAGCTTTAAATGAAGCTATTGGTGGTTCAACTAGGTCACAACATTGTAAAGGTCAAGCAATGGATATTGATGACATTTATGGTCATAAAACTAATAAAGAGATGTTTGAATGGATTAAAGAAAATTTAGATTTTGACCAGATGATTTATGAATTTGGTTCCGAATCCAACCCAGATTGGGTTCATGTCAGTTATGTAAGTGAAGAAAAAAATCGTAATAAAATATTAAAAGCTGTTAGAGATGATGGTAAAACAAAGTATATTGATATAACTAATGCCTAATGGATTTTGGATTTGCTTTAATACCTAATGGATTATTACTTGGAATTGAATATTATCCAATTGAAGGCGAACAAGATTATAGTGAGTTAAATATTTATTTATTATTTTTGGTAATACATTTTAGGGTTTATTTATGAGCAAACCAAAAAAGAAATTTAAAGATAGTACAGTTGGCAAATTATTGTTTGGTGCTGCAAGTATTGTATCACCACAACTTGGTGCTGTTCTAAATGGTGTGACATCACCAAAAGATGCAATCGCTGAAATTACAAAAGCAAAGATTCCAACTGAAGATAAAATAAAATTACAAACATTAATATATGAGCAACAGAATAAAGAGATGGAAGCAATTACATCTAGATGGGAAGCTGATTCAAAATCAGATTCTTGGCTTTCTAAAAATGTTCGACCTATGATATTAATATGGTGTATTGTTGTTTTTTCTTTTGCTGGTATATTAGATAGCATAGAAAGTATCCCATTTGTAATTCATGATAATTGGAATGATACTTTTGAAAAAGTCATGATGGCTGTTGTACTTGCTTATTTTGGTGGAAGGTCAACAGAAAAAGCAAGTAAAATTATTAAAGGCAATGGGTAAAAAAGGCATCTATATTCATTATACAAAACCTAAAAAAAAGCGACCAGGTGTTCATTCTAAAAATGCTAGTCAAGGTCAAACTGGTTACAAAAAAAAGTATATAGGTCAGGGAAAAACTAACTAACCTTTATTTAGTATTTTTGTAGTAAATTAATTCTATGGGTACTACATTAACTGGCAAAAGAGTTCAAAATACTTATGATTCACTTTTAAAATTATCAGACAATGATAACCTTACTGGAGTAGCTAAAATTGTGGGTGATGGTCTTGGTAATAATTCACCTATATATTTAAGTACAACTCAAGTTGGAATTGGTGTTACACCATCCTATGAATTTCATACTAACTCACATGCTAAGATTGGTGGTAATTTAATTGTTGGTGGTAATCTAACAGTTGATGGTACAACTACTATTGTTGATTCAACAGTTGTTGCTATTGGTGACAACATGATTGAATTAGCAAAAGATAATGTAGCTAATGTAAAAGATATTGGATGGTATGGCACAATAAATTCTAGTGGTGAAAAATATGTTGGAATGTTTTATGATGCATCCGATGGTGTTACTGTACCAACATTTAGAGTTGGTTTAGGCACATCTGAGCCAGGTTCTACAATGACACTAACCACTAAGGGTAAATTAGTAATTGGTGGTTTAGATGCGACCACAGGAACATTTAGTGATGATTTAAATTTAAGTGATAATTCTGAATTACATATAGGGGATAATGCAGATTTTATAATAAAACATGCTGGAACTAATACTACTATCAATCAAAAAACAGGTAATTTATTAATTTACCAATTACAAGATGATGGTGATATAAGATTTTTTAGTGATGATTCTAATGGTGCTACAACTGAATATTTTAGAATAGATGGTGGTGTAGTGCAAAATAGAGTATTTCAAAACATGCGTTTTCAAGACAATGTTGAATTGCTTATAGGGACTGGTTCTGATTTAAGAATATATCACGATGGTTCAAATACTTTTTTACAAAATAGCACAGGTTCACTTGTTATCGAACAAACAAGTGGTGCAATAGCTTTACGACCAAAAACAGGTGAAAGTGGTGTGCTAATTATTGAAGATGGTGCAGTAGAACTTTATCACAATAATATTAAAAAGTTAGAAACAACAAGTTCAGGAGTTACAATTACAGGTGAACTAGAATTAGGTGATGGAACTGCAAACAAAATTCAATTTATTGGTGGACAAGGTAATTGGAGAATGAATATTAGTGATAGCGCAAATCAATTTGTTATACATTCTGAAAGTTTAGCTGCCGACTACTTTACAGTTATTGGTGGTGGTGGCATAAAGCTTAATGCTTATGGCTCAGGAAACAAAACAGGTACTATTGCAAAAAACTTAGCTGTTGATTCGAGTGGCAATATTATTGAAACAGATGGTGGTTTAGTCGATGGTAGTGGTACAGCTAATGATGTAGTAATGTGGTCAGATAGTAATACATTAACAGATGCACCAATAGCTATAAGTGGCAATGATGCAACCTTTGAAGGCAATGTAACAATAGATAATACATCTAGTGGTGATGCAACATTAACACTAGTTACTACAACAGGTGGCGACCCTACAATAATATTTAATAGTGATGCTGCTAATAGAAGCGGATTAATTAGGTATCAAGACAATGGTACTAATATAGGAAGAATTGAATATCTGCACAATGGAGATACATTAGCAATACAAGCAGGGTCAGCAACAGGTGCAACTTTAGAAGTAACTAATACTTTATTATATGTAAATGATGAAATAAGAGTTGGTACAAGTTCAGGTGCAGTAAATCAAACTGGAATAGTAAAAGAAAGTGGTACCACCTATGGTTTAGGTTTATTTACTTGGGCAGATACAGCACCAATACAAATTGGTGGGGGTAGTGTTCTAATACAAAAAGAATCAGGTGCATCAACTAATTTAACTGTATCTGGTAATATTAGTGCTACAAAAGGATTTTTTACAGCTACAAATAATCAAATATCAATTGTTGATAGTGATGATAATCAAGATTTTAGATTACAAACTAATCTTGGTAAGTTTAGTATTAAGGACCATACAAACACACAAACTATATTAAAAATAAATGCTAATTCTGGTGCTGATTCATTAGTAATAAGCAGTAGTGGTGCAGAATTTGGCAATAAAATAAGTGTTAATGCTGGGACAACTTTTGATTCAATGGTTACAATACAAGGTAATGAATCAGGTGGACAAACAGCTACATTTTTACATTTAAATTCAGGTAACAATACAACATTATATCCATTCTTAGCAACCTTAAATAATGCTGATATAAGTTCAGCAACATATGGTTGGTTATTTGTAAACAGTAGTGTAAATGGTAATTTTGAATTATATAGACAAAATAATAGTTCTACAGCAGTCAAAGTTTGGGACATATCCAGGTCAACAGGTAATATAACTTTTTCAGAGGATATACAAGCCGATAATATTGGTTTAGGAACATCGGCAGTATCATTTGGAACAGGTGTGCCAACTTTATTATTTAAAGGAACAAACTCAACAAATGGTCGTGCTGGGGCATTATATTTTAAAGAAAATGATGGAACTGATACTGCTGCACTATATGTTACAGATGGCAATGATGGATATGGAACAGTTTTAACAGCTTATCAGGGTAGTTTAAAATTTGCAACAGGTAGTTTAACAGGCACAGTATTAACTCTTGACCAGAGTAACAATGCAACTTTTGCAGGTCAAAGTGTAAATATTTCACATAGTACAAATGCAGGTGCAGGTATGGGCTTAAATATAACCAATACAAACACATCTGGAAATAGTTTTGCAACAATAAATATTGCAGGTGCTAATGGAACAGTAAACACACAAATATTTAGTGATGGTTCAGGAACAGGTGGTTTTGGTTCAGCAGGTGCAGTAATTAGAACAAGCACAAATCACCCAATCTATATAGGCACAAATTCTACTACTGCCCTAACATTGGATACATCAGGTCGACAAGGATTAGGAACTGTTACTCCTCAAAAAACTTTACATATTGAGGGCGAAACTGGTGCAAGTGCATCTCAATTATTAGTATGTGGACCTTCTGACACAATAGGACATACTGCTGGTATATTATTAAGAGCAGAAGGTGGTGAAGGAGATAGTTCATTAAGAGCAAAAGGGGGAATATTTTTTGAAAGAGAAGCAGCAAATGGATTGGGTAAATTACATTTATGTAATAACAACTCAAATAACAATGATTCGGCTGATTTGTCAGATGCAGCATTGACAATAACACAAGATAAAAAAATTGGCGTAGGAACTACATTGCCTCAAAGTAGATTACATTTATCTTCTACAGGTTTTAATGACCATATTACTTTAACTAGAAGCTCAGATGAATTAGGAATTTCAGTTTCGGCTGGGCAAATACTTGTAGAGGGTGGCTTATCACCATTCAGTAATAGTGCAGAGAATTTAGGTAGGAGTGATAAACATTGGAGTGAGATTTATGTAGGTAGTGTGAGATCATCAGGTAATTTATTATTAAAAAGTAATGGCGACAATGTAAGAGTTATTATTGACAGTTCAGGAAATGTAGGTGTTGGAATGAGTACTACTCCTAGTTATAAGCTACAAGTTAATGGAACTGCTTATATTAATGAAACACTTTATGTTAATGGTGCAACTACAATAGATGCTGACTTAACAATTAGTGAAGCAAATGGTGAAATAAATTTCACTTCTGGCAATGGATATGTTCAAACAACAACAGGCAGTACAAGTTTAGTTTTTGGTACTAATAGTACAGAAAGAATAAGA